TTCTAACATACGCCCAAATCTATCCGATTCTTTATTAACAACTATTCCGTCAGGAGAAGCGCCTAAAAACGGATAATCGTCATGCGGAATACATCCAACATCTTCTATCTTTGTTTTATACAAAAATTCATAAAGCAAAACAGATACTGGTTCATATTTTTGACCCCAATGTAAAGTGGTATTTACATTTACAAATGTACTTGTATTTGTAGAATCTTCTTCGAATACTTTTAACGGTTGGCATTTTTCAAATATAATTTGATTTTTCATGCTTTGTGATTCAAAACATTTATAAGCATTACTCGCAGTAATCAAATTATGTCTTAATTTATACCATTCATCTGTTCTTTGTACAGGTTGAGGCTTTGAAAGTTGTTTTTTTAGATGTTTTTCAATTCGATTTGTATCCGGTTTATTCAGAACAATGGTAGAAGGGTGGGAACGATATGGCATAAATGTATTAAAAAAAATATGCCAAGCTTCTTCTATTATCATTTCAATATCCTCTTCTAATTCATCATTTCCAATAAGTTTGTATTCAAATTGACAAAACATTAATTCTTCTATATTTTCTTTAAAAACTTCTTCAAAATCAGGTTCAGATATAATGGTCACATTTTGTTCCATAAAATCGATCATTATTTGAATACACGATTCTAACAAATCAATTGCTTCACATTCATTTAAAATAGGTTCATCTTCAGGAACAATTAAATAGCTTATATCTTGTAATTGTTCTAATTCATTTATTCGCATTTGTATAAATATAATAAGTAGTTTTTATATTTATATGATTATATATATCCAAAATCGTTCTACAAAATAGACAATGTAATAAAAGTTGAAAGTTAAAAGTTGATTCATTTAATCTTCTTTATCAGATGCTTCGTTATCTTCTCTATTTATAATATTTTTAACGGTTCCTTTTATTTTTTTCGGAGCCAAACTCTTTATTGTTGAAATGCGTTTATCTACATTTTTAATAGTGAAATGATTTTTAACTTTATTATGAAAGAGACCGGGAATGTCTTTAATCATTCCTGTAACTTTATCGTAAGTAACATCTTTGACTCTTTGTAATTTTTTACGATCTAAACAATCTTTTAAAAATACGATTAAACTATTAAATTCGGCATCGTCCATTTTTTTTTCTGTTTTATATGCTTCTGCAAAGAGTATAAGTTTTTTTGTTTTGATTGTTTTATCTAGTTTACTCCATGGCTCATTGATATTGTTATTTTTTTCATTTTCTAAAAAATTATCTAAACTTTGTAAATTAATAGAGGCTTTTGTTTCGTTCCAGGGTACTCCTGTAATACCTAAAGATTTATATTTAATATTTTTTAGTTCATTACATTCTTGAGGTGTATCCGTTTTTGCAGTAATATCTTCCATCTTGTAATATATATTGTAAAAATGATTTTAACTCATTTTTAAATATTAATATTATAACTAGTATCTATATTACTTTTTACAAGTATGTTTTTATTTACAACTTGTACTTGTAAAACATAAATTGTAAATAAATTGTAAATAAAAAATAATATAAAATTATGAAATGAATAAATTTATATGTTAGATAATATTTCAGATGACAATAAAGAAAAAAAACAAATAAATATTATAGGACAGAATAATCGTTATCAAATAAAAAAACTAACAACAGATAAAAATATTGTGTTACGAAAAAATTTTTCGATGAAACAGGATATGTCATATGAAACGCAACAAAAAATGATAAATGAATTGATTCATAATAAAAAACAAAATCAAAATCAAAATCAAAATAGTGAACATGAACTATATATTACGGAAATTAAAAATAAAATTTCTGGTTACAAGCAACAAGATGTTATAAAAAAAATATTAGATATTGATAATTTTGTTACATTTGATTATGTGTTAGAAAAATTGGCTGAGTCCCAGTTAAAATGTTGTTATTGTAAGAAATCCATTTATATATTATATGAAATTGTTAGAGAAGTAAATCAATGGTCTCTGGATAGGATTAATAATGATATTGGTCACAATAAAGAAAACATAGTTATTTCATGTTTGAATTGTAATTTAAAAAGACGAAATAGAGCGAAAGACGCATTTATGTTTACAAAAAATTTAAAAATTACAAGAGAATTATATAATGAAGAGAATGAATACAAAGAATACAAAAAAGACAATGAAAATAATTTTACATAGGATTCTAAATAATAAATAATAAATAGTTGATTACACGTAAACTACTTGTATTTATTTTTTATATTATAATATAATGATGTTAAAAGAATGGAAATGGAGTAATGGTGAAGAAAATATTAAATCTTTACGATCAAGACCAAATAATCTAACAAATACAGAATCATCTGTTATTGTACAATCTTTAGAAAGCAACTCTGAAAATAAAGATGAAAATATAAAAGATACAGTTTACGACTCATTCATGTTTGAACCGTCATTTTCTAGAAATGATAATGAAACTGGAAAAATGCGAGAAGAATTGGATAATAAAATTTCTAACAGAGAATTACTATTTCAACGAGGTACAAATCCATTTTTACCATCGTCCAATTACATAAATGATATAGTTGCGCGAGATATATTTTTAAAACCAAAAAATACTACATTTGATAAAATAAAACAATCAGAAGAATAAATATTATTCCTTGTAAACAACTTAAATAATTATTTAAAAACTTAAATAATGTCTCTATCAGTTTGTCCCACACAAAATGATTTATTGCTGAATAATTTACTTGATTTTTATAAAAATGAAAATAATTTAGACAGAATGTTAAAAATAATTACAGGCGATTCCCGCATTTCTTTACGAATTGTCGATTGGTTTGCGACAAACTATGCGAAAAAATATTATACGTTGTATAACATTAATGAAACAGAAAATAATGTAGAACGACGATTTAAGGTTTATGTAGATTATAAATTAAAATTAAAGGCATATTCTAAGAAACGCTTTGACCCTTTTTGTCGTTGGGATCGTATTAGTATACCTTATAAAAATGGTCAATATATTGAAACGACAATTGGTCAATTAAATTTTTTTAAATGGGCTTTGGAAAATAAAGTAGTTGATTTTATTGATGAAAATTATGAAATAATAGAAAAAGATATGAATTCTCGTAATAGTACATCTAAAAAAAAAGAAACTATACAAGATAATTCCAAAACCCGTAAAAAACGTGAAGAATTATCTATATCAGCGACTAAAAGTATAAAAAAAGAAAAGGTAGAAATAGTTGTACAGTTTAATTAATTTTATACAGAATTTATTATTTATTATTTATTATTTATTGTTTAAATTTTATTATATAAATAATAAAATTTAAACAATAAATAATAAATTTACTATATAATTTATAATGGGGAACGCACAATCTATAAGAAAAATTAATTTTGAAGATGTTCAAAATGTCATCAAAAATACTGAATTATATTTGCTTATTAATACTCTTCCCACAAATGACCAAGAATGTTTAATTAAAAATACCGTATCGATTCATCAAGAAGAAACTATTATAAATAAGTATTTGAAAATAGGAAAAAATGTCCGAATTATAATTTATGGAAAAAATTGTAATGATGAACAAATTTATAAAAAATATCAGCAACTTCTTTCATTAGGGTTTTATAATGTATTTATCTATACTGGCGGAATGTTTGAATGGTTATTATTACAAGATGTTTTTGGAAAAGACGAATTTCCTACAACGAAACCACAATTGGACATATTAAAGTATAAGTCAAACTCTATATTAAATACTCTTTTATTGGAAAATTAATGTTTTATGTAGATTTGAATTTATTTGTTTATTTGTTTATTTATTTATTAGATAATCTTTTGTCTCGGTTTAGAGGTTTCACTTGCGTCGTCGTACGCAGAACTAAATAAATCAAAACTGATTTCTTTTTCCAACCATATTTCTCTTAATTTACTAAACAAGTACATTTTATTATTTATCATTTGTTTAAAATCTAAAAAAAGCGTAGGTATATCATATTTTGTCATATAAAACATGTAATCCGCCATTAATTTATTATAATATGCGATTTGTTCTTTCATGTGTTGAGCATTCCATAAACCTCCAGCATTAAATTTATGAGATTGCCGTGATAAAGCAGACTCTTTATATTCGCGTATAGGAATGATAACTAGCTTTATGTTTATGTCTTGAATTATTTTATCCCATTTTTCCATAAAATCAGGGTTTTTTAATATAGAATAATTTTCATTATATTCCCGTTCCATGCCGGCATTACAATTTTCATATATATGCGTTTTATAATTTTCTCTCGTATATCCGGTATCATACCCTAAAAAAGAAAATATTTTTATTAAAAATGTAGTCCCGGAACGTCCTGTACCTGTAATTAATATTTTTGACATTTATAATTACAAAATATAATAAAATTACGATTATAATTATTTTTATTCTAAAGAT